CATAATTGCGAAAGGTCCACATCTACATCAGTATTTACTGATGCTGTACACATGATTGAAGGGGCAGCATTTGCCTATGATCAAGCATCTACTCTGCTTAGTCCCTTATTACAATCCTCACAACAATCCAGCTCTGAGTCACCATCTGAAGAGAAAGGCATAGTGCCTCCTCATTCTCCTTTTAACTCAGTTGATCTTGCTACTCCAGAAACGCCTGATTATCCCAAGAACGTGATTCTGCCTAGCGGGTACGGTTTTGTTTTCCATGAGGTTGCCCATAGATCTAAAGTCCTTCACCAATGTTGGCTCTTAGTCCGAGCTGACTTGACAGCTGAACCTACTCTTTATCGGCCAACTTTCCAAAAGTTTATTACTGCAATGAGATCGAAGATTTTTATTGTGCCGATCAAGGTTACGGTTTTATCCCAAAAATCAACGATCAGCAGGTCAATATGTTAGTCGGGTCTGAGGACGTTGCTCCTCTCCCTGAGACTATTGTCATCCGATCTGTTTGTCAGGACTACGATAGTGAGCTCACACAATTTTTGTTAACTATTGAGTCCAACTTGCCCATCTATGAGACTAACTTTGCTAAATTCATGCACTACCTAAAGTCCTTTTGTGACAAGGTTTGTGCGTGCTTTGGTTGGTTTCGGCCAAGTTTTAGGGACTTGTGCATGCTTATAACAGGTTTCTTCACAGCTGTGTTAGTTGGTAGGTCTGCTTTTGGACTAACAATGGAGGGGAATGAGGAGAAAATAGAAGATGCTCTTGAAATTAGTGATTCAAGTGAGCTCCCTTCTGCACCCCGTAATGAACCACCCTCACAAGACGACTTACTCCTTAGTTTGTTCAAGCAGCTAAAACAAATCGATGCTCGCCTTGAACGGTTAGAGAGGGGGCCCCTTGAAACGACTAGTAAAGCCCTGAATGCATCTTTGGTGCAGAGCAGGGCTGCTATCGATTCTACTAATGCACTTAACAACACATTGAGCAAAGGCCCAACCCAAGAGACTACTGGCGTTAAAGCACTGAAATTCTTTCTTTCTTGTGCTGCCGCTAAATCTGATTTAACTAAACACGTAAATGGAGTTCTTAAAGACCAATCTGACCCTAGCAAAACCTTCAAACATTTGCTTGATATGGTCAGGAGCGTTAACTGCAACTATAATACTTTAAATGCAGGGCAGTCAGGTCTTTCCTCTATTTCAGATTTCTTCTCCTCTCTTTCGTTCAATCAGTATTTTGAGTCTTTCAAACAGGTTGCAAATAACTTTGTTGATATTTCGATGGAATTCTTTAAAGGCTCAATAGTCTCAGGGGCCACTCTCAACATGGTCCTTGTGACTGTCTTGGGTATTGGTTTAACTCTCTTTTACAAGAAGTTTAATACCATAAAGAGCCTTGTTTTCCCCCAGCCTGTGCACCACCCCCCCCCTCCTAAAGTTCCGACCTCTGAGCCTGAGAAGGTTCAGCCACATTCAC